CCTCGTCCTAGTGCCTCTACACCAGTAACAATTACAGGCTCTACTAATCCCTCTGGGAATGTAACTTTAGATGTTAACATCATTAACTTAATTAATGGTAGTTGTAGTTCCTGTGTTAGAATACTATAGATACCACCTAAGGCATCCTCTAGTTCTCCAGCCATAAGTCTTACCTCTTCAGCTGTAACACGTTCTGCATCTCTTCTTGCTGATTCATTTAGAAGGAAAGCACTAGCTAGTCTTCTCTGTATATCATTAAGTGTTTCATATGCAATACGTAAGTCATGTGATTTATCCACCTGTAGTGTAGATACATCCTGTGCATTACCTTTGATGATTGCTCCACTCTCTGCTTTAGCTAGTGTCTTGATATTCGTAGCACCCACTGGGTTAACCATGAATACAATCTTACTTGCTGCTGCTGATGCTTCTACAATAGACATTGTCAATGCTTCTAGTGACCTCAAGTCACCTAGGTATTGTTCAACTAAACCTCTACCATAATCTTCATTATGTATTGATGTCCATCTTAATGGTAGATAAGGCATATTCTTAGTAGTATATACACCTCGAGTACCTTCAAGTTCTTCATCACCAGCTTCTTGCCATGAGTCATACTTCTTAGTCTCTGTATTGTATTTAACAATTGTATATAGGTCTATGTCTTTATCTTCACTATCGTATTTACTAGGGTCAGGTAAGTCACTAGGCTTAACTCTTTCAAGAGTCATTATCTCTTTAACTACACCCTCTGGACTCCTCTTAACCACATAGTGACTTAAGTTGAATACCCTTGTACCTTCATCTTTATCTCTAAAGACTAATGCATTACCAGTAGCTACCAGTAGTTTTAAAGCTTCAAATATAGGCACCCTTAGTGCTTCTCTCTCAATCTGTGCACTAAGTGCTCTCTCAATATCAGCTAACTGTTCGTTAACTTGTGCAGCGGCTCCTGCTTGTGCTTGTTCCATCTCCATCATAGCAATCTTATCAGGTATGAACCTAAAGAAAGGAGCGTTAGGTGGTAATAGACTCAGTAGTAATTTACTCGCTAAGTTGTTAACAGCTCTAGCACCTAATGATTGATAAGGTGTAGCTAGTCGTGTATCCTCTGTGTGTGTCGCATCTACCAGTAATGAAGGTATAGTTAATTCAACACATGCTTTAGCTCTATCAACTACAGCATTCCTTTCACTATCTAGTTTGGACCACCTAGTTTTTAGGCTAATGTCTTCCATCTATTTAGGGATACCTAATCCTGAAGATGCTTTACCTTTAGTTAATGGTATCTGTAGCCTCTTCTTTCCTTGTGCTCTTTTCTTAAGGTCACCTCTACCTTCATCATCACCACCTGCTTTAAATGTTGCTTCCTCTACTGGTGCTGCTGGTGGGATAGGTGCTTCTGGTGCTGGTGCTTTACTTCCAAATAATCCGCTCATGTTATTCCTTTTCTTCTAATAATTGTTTTATATATCTGATTATTTCTAATCTACCGTGTTGTCTTCCTTGATCATAATCGGATAATCTAGCTATCACTATCCTATCAGGGAATGCTTCTTCAAGTATCTGTAGTATTTTCTCTACGTTCATCTTCTCTCCAATTCTATTTATAGAAGGTTCCGGTTCTTTTATCATGCCTCATCCTGTGTGACACTGAACCTAACTACATAAGTAGGTATACCCTCTCCTTGTATCTATCGGTATCTGCAACAACTCAAGACTAGAAAGTAACTCTAGCCTCGATGCGGAGGGGTCCACAGTACTACACCTTCCCCATCATATTGATGCATACACGCCAACCTCATAGTATTGATAGCATTACTTCTTCTTAAGCCCTTTGACCTATAAGCTAATAACGTAGCTACCCACAACTCTCTTTCATTAGTACAATCCTTTAAGGCTTTCTCAGCTCTCTTAGGGCCCATACCAGGAACACCTTTATAACCATCAACAGGGTCACCCGCTACACATTGGTAGTATTTAAAATGTAAGGCAGTCCACTCATCTACTGTTACATCTTTTTGTTTACCATAGTTATAGTGAGTACCAACTGATTGCATTAATACATCCTTATCGATAGCACATAATATATAATCCTCAGGATACTTAGTCTTTAAATACACAACAGCATCATCAGCTTCCCATCCTTTGTGTAGGATAGCCCCTAGCTCTTCCATCATGTGTTGCTTTAGTTCAGCTACCCATTCAGGTACTCTCATACCCTTACGGTTGTGTTTATAGTCACTAACTACTTGATCTCTGAAGTTACCACTACCAGTTAAATGAAGCTCATAATCATCACATCCAGTAGCGAATGTAATAGAATCAAGCATACCATCAATAGCATCTTTCATATCCTCTATCTCACCATGGTATGTAGTTTCTCCATCACCCCAGTCAATAGCTTCTTCTACACCAAATCCTGCTTTATATATCATACTGTCTGCATCTATTAGAGCTTTCATTTATTATCCTCTTTTAATTATATCTTTAAGTTTAGCGATCACTCGCTCTAGGTATTTACATTCTTCATTAGTCTTGCAGTGTCTATATTCTGCTTCTAATGTTTCTACGTAGTGTCTAAGTCTCTTTTTCATTTATCCTCCTATCGTTATCCATCCAAAGTTATTCATAGCGTTGGTTATTAGAAACCACTCCGCTACTACTGTGTTTATTATGAATATTATTTTCCAATCATCAAGCGACATCTTGCTTTAAAGTGTCCCAACTACCAGTCAATGCACCCTTAGCATAATCAGTTACTCTTCCTTCGAAGAAGTTCACTAAGGATACACCAGATGTAACATCATCCATAAATGGGAAGGGGTTCTCTTTATGCCCATAGTTCTCTTTCATACCTAACTGTTTTAAAGCATTATCTGCCATGTATTCTATGTATGTTTTAACTGTATCCTTATCCATGTGTGGAGGATTCAAGTAATCAACTAATGATTTCTCATATTCTACAATCTCTCTTACTGCTTGGTATATATCATACTTAAGTTCATCATCCCAGATATCACTATTCTCTTTGATGTATTCTCTAAATAGTTTTGAGTTACCTTCTTGGTGTTGAGCTTCATCTTTAATACTCCAGTCTACAATAGTACACATACCTTTGTATTTGTTTTGGAACTGATACTGTAGTAACATAGCAAACTGTGCCATTAAACTAATACCTTCTGTAGCTCCAGCATATACTGCTAACATCCTAGCGATGGCTCGTCTAAATTGTTCATCAACTTGTGCATTACTCATACCATCAGCTTTGTAGTCTTCAAACTTCTTTACCTTAGCTTTATCAATATACTCAGTCTTACCTTCCATTAATGGTATCTCTAGGAACTCACTATAGATTTCATCTCCAAACCCTAGAGTCTCAGTAAGTAGAGCATAGGCACTAATGTGTGTATTCTCTCTGTTGGCGAATGTTCTTAACATCATCTGTACTTCAGTAGGCTTAAAGATTCTAAGCATAACATCATACCCAGCACCAACCATAATATCATTCTGTGTGAATAGTCTTAATACTTCAGTAATGAATCTAACTTCATCTGCATCAGCATTATTAAAATCTTTAATGTCATCAGCTAGAGGAACTTCTTCCTCCGTCCAATGCATCTTCTCATGTGTTTTCCAGTAGTCATAAGCCCACGAATATTTCATAGGTTTATACATCGGGTATTTAGTTGTTTGTTTAATTAGTGTGCTCATTCTTTCTCCTCTTTATTGTTACTGACAGCTTAAGCAGCTATCTACTTCTATTATTTCTCTATCTCTAAGTCCTGCACTAGCTCTTGTAGCTGCTGTTGACCTACAGTAATACAGTGATTTAAGTCCTTGTTTCCAAGCTCTCACATGTAGATTATACAAGTTAGCTACTTGCTCATCAGCCGGTAGGAATAAGTTAATACTCTGTGCTTGATCTATGTAAGGTGCTCTATCACACGCCATATCTACTGTATGGAATTGATTTAACTCAATAGCAGTCTTGAATACTTCTTTATCCCAAGCTGACAGACCTGGTATCTTTAGGTTCTGTATTGAACCAGCTTCCTTACCAATAGCTTTCCATACCTTATCTGTATTAGCTCCTAATTCAATTAGTCTTCTCTCTAGGTACTTGTTCCTTTGTGTATAGGTACCAATGTTAGTCTTGTGAACATAACTATTAGCTAATCTTGGATCAACTCCCTGGCTAGTCCCATTACATAACGTACTAATACTAGCTGTTGGTGCTATTGATGTACTGTGTGTGTTCCTTATGTAGTGGCCATATCTTTCACCTAATGGACAAGGTCCAAACTTAATGGCTGCTTCATGATTTGCATCATCTACTGCTGCTTTAATCTTATCAAATACTGTTATGTTAAGTCCTTTACTCATGGGTGAACCCCAAGGTAAGTTCTTCTTCTGTAGCATTGAATGGAACCCCATAGCACCTAGTCCTAAGGATCTCTCAGCCATGGCACTACGTCTTGCTTTCTCAAATCCAGGTAATCCCTCAGTTAAAGCAATAAAGCTTTGTAATACATTATCTAGGAATCTAGTTGTATCATATACAAATTGCTCTAGTTCAAACTCAATCTCATCCCAATACTCCAAGTTCATTGAAGCTAAACAACATACACCTGTGTAGT